ATTATATACCTACCAAATTTAATTAACCTCTTTGATTAGATAGATTAATTAGATTAATTAGAATAAAAAACTCCCAGGGTAGAAACCCCAGGAGGACTTCCTGTAAACCAACAAACAGGATTTTTAATAAAATTTATTACCAGTAAGGTATGTTTGTACAACCTTGTATATGTAATGTAACAACAGTAGATCCTACCATAAATGTATCACCACTATTATAAGTAATCAGAGAACCTCCATTAATTGCTATTAACACTTGTTGAACACTACCTCCAATAAGAGATATGCTCTGAGATTTTACAGATGGTCTATTACTAGGGTTAGATTCAAGACTTCCAGTAGTAGTAGCTAATGTACTACCTGCTGTTATTATACTAGGATTAGTAGTCATTTGGAAACTATCTATATCAGTTCCTGTACATCCTGCAGTGTCATATCCTGTAACTAATAAATTCTCTATTTTAAGAAAATCACTCACTGGATTAGTTAAACTAAATGTCCATGTAGGGCCACCAAAAGAAGGACCTGTAAATGATATAGATAATATAGATGTAGGAATAGTTGTAGTACTTGTAGATGTAGTGGATGTACTAGTTGAGCTAGTTGATGTAGTGGATGTTGTAGGAGCTCCTACAATTGGCATATAAAGATCTCTAGTACAAATTCCTGTAGATCTAGCAAGAATAGTTGTACTGGCATCAGGAACCACTGTAGATGTATATCCTGCAAGTAGATCTGCTGCTGAAATACCTGTGGCAAATGGTGTTATATAGCCATCAGCATCTGAATATAGATTGAAAGGCCCTACGTCAGAACCTGCTAATGTGAAGGTTATTGTAACTGTATACATAGAATATTTTAAGGAAGGTATATAATATAATAAGTAGCTAATACAGGTTGAATATTATTATGTGCACCATTACTACCAGCTGGAGCATTTGTTACACCTACTGATGTAGATACACCAATACCTGTTGTAGCAACAGAAGTTGCATAATCTTGAGGAGTATTACTTGATAGTCCAATTGTACCACCTCCTCCAGTATCTCCTGTTTTACCACCATAATGATAGTGACCAGGATCACTCACTATTGAAATAGCAGACGCTGTAGCACTATGTGTATGACTTGGCATTTGTGATGCAAGAAGTGTAACAGAATTTACACCATCTGTATCACCTATAGCATAGTTTGGATTACCAGCAAATGCAGGATCTATAGCAGGGCTTAAAGGTACACCTACAACTCCAGGAGTTACAATTGCACCAACACCCACTCTTCCTCTTTTATCTGGTGTACCATTATTACCATTACATAGATAGACTTTATCCCATCCTAATGAATTAATACCTGCACCTGTACCATCAAAGTTAGTCAGAGGGCCATAATATTCAACAGCTGTATAAGGAACCATCTTTAAATACTGCTGATTATTTGAGCTTGTACTATTTAAATATGCTTGAATTAATGAATTAAGATCAGCTACTCTTACATAGTTAGATGTGACATCGTTTGTTAAAGCAGCTAAATCTGAAACTGTTGTACATAATTGTGTAATTGCAGCTTGAACTACAGCATGTGTATTAGATGAACCATCTACACTAGGAAGACAGCTTGCTGAATAAGGACTATTAAGAGCAGTTAATGTACTATTAATTGTATCAACTTGTCCTTGTAAATTACAAGCAGCTCTTACTAATGCTGATGCTAATTCAACTAATGTAGGAACAGCTGGAGGAGCTGGTAAATATTGAGAAACTAATGTACAATAATATGAAGGATTTACAGTGATATTAATACCTGAACCATCTAAGAAAGAAACTACAGCATCAATTAATGTATTCTCTATACATAAAAGATTGGTTGGCACAGTAATTCCTAACGCAGGAACTTCTGCTCCTGTGTAATTAACACATTGATCGGTTGTTACTTGAATACAACCATTGTTACAATTATCGCAAGGCATTTTAACTTATTTATGGATTAACACTATCACTCTACTAGCAATCATTTGTACTGTAAAATGTTCACAGTAATAAGGATTACAGAGCTTGTAAGCTAATATCTGTTTATAATTCAATAGATCATTAACCAGTTCTCCTGATATATACTTATTCAAAGAGAATACAATATTGTTATATTGATAATTAGCTAAGTCTGTAAGCTTACAATCAATATCTTTTAATAATGATTCTATTGTAGTACAATCAATACAGTTTGTTAATCTTGTGTATAACATTTTTTATTCTTTGAGTTGTTTGTTTCAGCTTATAGTGACAGGCTGAACACAAACCATTAATCAATTGACATCCACATCCAACTTGAAGTCCGCAAGATCTACAGTTTGCCATATTAATAAAAGTTTATTGTATAGTTATTTCCACTACAGCCACAATTATTATTTATAAAATTGGTTAGCATATTATCTGCTTGCATGTATAACTTATTTGCTGTATCTATAGCACAGTTATTAGCAGCAGCAACTGCTCCTTGTATCATAAAATAAATGCTACTTAGTGTCACTTTAGATTGTGTTCTTATTGCAGAATCACATTCCATCATATCTAGTTTCATAAATGCACTATCATACTTCTCTTGTATACGATCAATACGCATAAATGTCTTAGTAACAAAATTTGTTATAGCAGGATCTACAGAATATGTAGCAGTCCAAACTCCATCTGGAAGAGGAAGTAAAGGTTGACCTGATGTACTAAGTCCTAATATAAGAGAATTAAAAACATTAAAGTTTAATGGAACAAAAGGTAACACTGTAGGACTTGAAAATCCTGGAATAGTAAAACTCATACTAGGACTTACAACAACTGGAGGAGTTGTATCATAAGTTGATGTATCTGCTATACCTATTGTATTTACAGTGTAAGTATTGATTACTAAAAAATCTAGAGTCATAGCTTATTAAAAATAAAAATGCCAGAGGATTTGAGAAAGATCCTCTCACCCTCTGGCATAGGTTATATGATAACTACCTTATTCTGTTAAGGAATTAAAGTGGTAGTTGATGTAGTGGTACTTGTGCTAGAAGTTGAGCTAGTGGTAGTTGTGGTTACACAAGCGTTATCGCTAGCTACAGTTCCTAAAGCAGCTTGTAATACACCTTCAATAGTAGCAGTGGCTCCTTGAGGTATAGCAATGATTACAGAGCTATCTTCCATAATATAGTCACCCCACTGATAAGTAGATTTGTCAAACGCATTAAACTTGATATAATAAGTATCATAGGTTGTACCAGTAGATACCCAGCTTTCAAAGTTTTCGTTATAACCAACCATTCTGTAAAGATGCTTCAAATATCCAGCTTGGTAGCTATAGAAATTCTTTTCTAATTGTTGAATCTCTGCAGAAGTACCAGTTGCATAAGAAGAACGTTGTAAAATAACAGGCTCAGCAACAAAGTTACATCTGTCAGCAACAATGAAGTCTGCAGTTGTAGCAGGACCAGAGTAAACAAATGTACGGAAGTAAAATCTGTCATACTCGAAAGGATCTGCAGCAACGTCACAAGGTTGGCCATATTTAGTTAATGGTTTACCAGTGATTTGTAATGTAGCACTCTGATCATTTCCAATTCTTTGGAAACTGTAGAAAGTGTTGAAGCTAATGTTATCAGGGTTGTCACCAGGTGCTTGTTGAGTTAACTTAACGATGAAAGCATCAATTAAAGCAGGAACATCAACATCAGTACAAGGATTACCACCACAATCACAACATGGAGCTTGAACAGTTACACTACGTGTGAAACCATTAAAATACAATGTATCAACATAGCTAGAGAATCCACGTAAGGTTAAAGTTACAACATCACCACATTTAACTGTCCAACCACCTACTGAGGTGATTTGATTAGCTGCTGTAGGACATCCATTTACCTTATACCATTCAGTAACGTTAGGAGCATAAGCTGAGTTATTGATACCAGAGATTTTGTCTGAACGCTTAGATCCCTGTAAATAGGTATTCACTCTACCTTGTGCTAAATAGAAGTATGGAAAGTTTGCAATGTTTACACTAGTTGCTACTGTGTAATCACTGCCAAAGATACCAAACTGACCAGCTGTTAAATTTTGTGTAGATCCAGAGCTAGGTAGAGTATTTCCTACTGGAACCACAAAGAGCGTGGTTAATGAAAAATCGGCCATTGTGTTTTTTATTTAAATTGTAAAAAATTATTCGTTTGTTTGAATTCTATACACTGAACTTTGAACTGCAGATTGATTCTCTGTGTACATTGCTAAGTTTTGAACTGTTAAATCTAAAAGTTCATCTTCTAAGTATAGTTCAAGTTCACAATCACTATCTATTGAAGGAGTGCCATCAAACCTTGTATATCCCACTTTATCTATATACTGAGGATATCTCATATATGATATATTAATGGATGTAGGTGCGAAGGTTCCATCTGTATAAATATTCACTTCATCTGTTGACAAGAAGATAAATGTTTCTTGATATTCAAAAGATGGTTTGAAATGATCATTAGTTATTAGAAATTGTAAGTCTTGATGTTTAGCAAGATCTCTATTAATCCAAATCTTTCTATTTATACAAGGTCCTTTATCTGCTAATAAGTAACTATCTATATAAAACATATATTGTGGAATCAAGGCGTGTATATTTGCACCCCACTGATTCAACTCAGCATTCTTCAAATACATAGGAAGAGGCTGATGGTTATATGTAATAATTAAACTTTGTAGGTCTTCATAACGCTTTTTAAAAGCATCCAACCCTAAACCAGAAGCTGTACTAAATCCATCAAACTTTTGCTTAATCAACTTAACTTGGGCCTCATTCAATGCCAAGATCTTGTCTTCTAAGTTAATCTGTTGATGTTCGTTTGTTGATAGTTTATTTAGTTTCTGATCAATCTTATATAATAAACTATCTACAGGGATCATACAGAAGCTAGTTTTTTAGTTTTTAATTTACCTTCTAATGTTAATAGTTGGTCTTGATTATCTTCGTCAGCAAGTTGCTTTACTAAATCATCTTCATCAATAGCTATTTCAAAATCACCTTCGTATATTCTTCCATTAGGTCTTGATCTGTAGATAGAGTGAGCAATTGCTTGTTTTACTAAATCTTTAATATGGAGCAAGTTTTCTTTCATGTCAGCAAATCTTCCAAAGATTTCTACAGGATTAAGTCCTTGGTATTTACCATTCTTAAACTCTGTTTGTTTTAACAGATTATCAACTAGGTTATATACCACTTCTTCTTTTGTATCATCTGTAACAGGAAGTCCTAATAAACGAGAAACCTTTTTCTTTTTCTCAGGACTCATTGCGTCAAATTTAATAATGGCTTTGTTAATCAACTGTTTCTTCTTATACATCACTGCATTTTCAATCTCATCATCAGCTACATAGAACTGAATGTCTGCTGGATATTCACCACGCTCCCAAGCTTGATAGCTAGAAGCAATTGTTGGATGAACTCTTAACCATGCAAATGCTAGTTCTTGAAAAGGTTGTGAGAAATCAAAATAATTATCTCCATCCATAAGCTTTACAGCTTGTACATGAAGAGTATCATCTGAAGAAGTTGAGAGTCCATAATTCCAAAATGAAGATCTAGGTCCTAAATCAATATCACCTAAAGCAGCTTCTAGTCTCTTTTTTAACTCTGTAACTCTTTCTATTTCTAAATCTCTTTCTACCTTATCTCCAATACGTTTAATGTAAGAAGCATTAGGATTTAATCCTGTTCTATACTGGCCATCTAATTCTTTATAAGGATATTTAAAAACTCCTGTTCCAGGAATTCTTGTTAAGCCTTTGGTAGCTAGTCCACCTTGCATAGTTTGTAACTGAGAATTATTGTAATCCTTTTTAATAGTTGAAATTTTGCCAATCTTGCCCATATGTAGTTTATTTATTTGGTTTATTAGCAGATGAATGTTCATCGAAGAACTAGCCATTAAGCATAAGACTTAATCCAATCATCTGTGTTTTTGAGAAGACTCCCCTAGCTGTGAGGGCTAGGGGGTAATTCTTCTCGGTAGGGTTATAATGACTCATCCGAGGGGGCTGTTCTATGGGTAGCCTGATGAGTACTGTTATTAGAATTGTGGAATCTCTTCAATCAAAACTGTACGAGACAAATCTTCAATGAATACATCACAACGGTCTTTCATCCAGATTTCGTATCCTGGGAATTTGTTAGCACTTGACATACCTTGAGACTTAGCAAAGCCTAAGTGGTGACGAGTACCATCAATATATCCCCAAGTCATAGAAGGTGCACCCTTCATACGAACTTCACGAATGTTGTTAATCATAGAACCATCGCTCATTGGGCTCACATCAAATACCATGAATACTGGAGTAGATTTTTTGTTCTGTCCAAATTCAAGATTAGTTTGAGGAAGATCCAATTCTTTCAAGTGAATAAGTTCAACACGACCAGTCTCACGAGTAACCATTGCATCGAAAGCAAAGTTGTAAGTGATATGTTGACCTTCTCCTTGCATATATCTGTTACCAGAATCAGCCATGAAAGTAAGACCAGAGTTTAAAGCGTCATTCTTTAAAGCTTGTTGGAACACGTCAAAACCAGCTTCATTAGTGTACATTTTAACTCTACGATCTTTAACATCAACACGTCTGTAGAATAAGTCACCAAACACTGAACGAATCAAGTTTGCAGTGAACTCACCACGATTGTATTGAACTAAGTTACCGTTATTACGCATTCTGTGGTAAACACCAGCAGAAGTTCTTTTTAATTCTTGCTTAGAACCATTGGTCTTCACTGTACCAGGCTTAGCCCAGATCATACGCTTAACCTTTAATTCTAACATAGATTTACGCATCCAGAACTCAATGAATGGTTCCCACTTAACATCATTACGAGTTAAAGGAAGTTGGTTACGTCTTTGAGGAGCATACACCAAGATATCCAAAGGTTTACCAGAAGCATCTCTCATCATTTTGTCATCAGCCCACTCAGTGATTTTGTGCTCATAACCATATGCAGAACCTAAAGATTCAAACATAGTAATTTGCTCACCTAAACGAGGAAGACCTAATAAGTCTTGATCAAACTCACCAATAGCTGCATCAACTAATTCTAATTCGATACCAACTTTTAAGAAGGTTCCGTTTACATAGTCTACAGTTGGATTGTCAGTTACAAGAGTGAATGTGTATAAATATCCTACATTCCAAGGCTGAGGATCTTTAACAACATAGAAACGAGGACCATACTGACGAGTACCTACAGATACAATTGCGTTCTTAGAAAACTCATTAGTATCAATAACTAAAGTGAATTCTTGACCATCAATACCTGGCTTATCTAAGTCTTGGGTACTGGTTGGAACATCAATGATTTTAGGGAATTTGTACGGAACTTGTACTTGCCACTTCCAAGCATCACTATTATTATCAATATAGTAAGGAGTCGACTTGTTAATCATATCCAAGAAGTCATTACTGTAAAGAGAACTCTGAGTATAAAGACTGATAATTTTTTTATCATAGTCTGCTGGCTCAGTTGAGTGAAAACTCTCCAAGTGGTTTGAATCTGTTAATTTACCTACAGCTCGCTTATCCATAGAAGCGACTCTTGCGTAAGTAAAACCAGTTAAACCTGGGATTGTTTGAATTGCCATTTTTGTTATTTTTTAATTTTTGTTATGTGAATTATTGGAACCACGACATTGGTTTGACAGGAGCTTTAGATTTTACAGCACTTTTATTTGCTTGTCTAGCAACTTCTCCAAATAATTCATTAGATTTTTTGGTGATGCCTGTCTTTTGAATGGTAGAGAGAGTGGGATCTTTTTCAAGAATTTTAAGTAGCAATGCCACCTTCACTTTCTTCTCATGATTCTCAGGACGCTTTAGATCTAGAATAGTACGATCAAATTCTGTAAGGGTTTCTCCAGAAGGTGTTTTGTATCTATCTGTTACTAGGAAATCTTGTAGTTCACCAGCCAATTTAGGATTAAGAGGAATACCATCAAACTCTTTAGTTTTAAGCTTTTCTTGCAGAACATTATTTACATTCTGTTGATATTGCTGTCTAATAGTTTGTTGTTGTTGTAATTGTACCTCTTTTTCTTGTTCAAGTTGTTGAAGCTTTGCAGCTTCTTTTTTAACTAATACTTTGTGATGTCTAGTTGCTACTGTTTCTAGGTCACCGTAGTTTTTAAGTCTGTCCACTTCTGTTGTAACATCTTCAGGATCAAACCCTTGATCAGTTAGAGCCTGTTTTATAATTGCCACTTGATTTGATTCTTCTGCAAGATCCATCTCAGCGAAAGACTGTATTTTATTGAAAGCACTAAAATATTCTATTGGACTAACTCCTTTTACATATATGGCATCAAATGCTTTTTGATAATCTTCTCCAAATTGACCTATGAAGTTATTTACCACTTCTATAGCTCCTTTCTTCTTTTCAGCATTGAATTTTTCTAGAAACTCTTCAGGGGTAGATACTATTGTTTCTTCTTCATCATCATCTTTAGAAAAGACACCTAATTTATATAGATCTTTAGATAGAGCAGTGAACTGGTTTGGTTCATCTGTTTCTTCAGGATCTTCTGTAGAAGTTTCAGCGACAGGAGCCACTGTCTTTTTTGGAGATTTAACAGGAGGAGTTTCTTCTTCATTTTCATCTTCCTCAGTATCATCAAAAAAATCTTCAATTGATTTAGAAGGATCTGGTGCTTCTGTAGTTTCTTCAGATGTAGTTGCAGCTTCTTTTTTACCAGGAGCTTTCTTTTCAGGAGGAGGAGGTGTATCTTTTATATCCTGAATATCATCAGGATCAGTTGTAGATGTTTCTGGAGCAAACAAGTCACTTAAAAGTTCTTGGTTTCCTGCTCCAAACTCCATAGTATTCTCAATACTGAAGTTACCCATTGTGGGGTTATCTAGATTTTCAGCCATATGTAGTTGTATTTATTTGGTTTTCAAGTAGTAAAATTATGTTACATATTATTAATAGCAAAGAGATGAAGATTGTTTAGCTCTATTATTTATGATAATATAGCATTAATATTTTCTACTCTTTGAAAACAGTGAACATTTTTGTTGTAACTATTCTTCCAAAGTACACTTTTAGAATATTTACTCCCATGTCATCACACTCACTCTTTAGTTTATTCTTGATTTGTGTAAGTGTTTTTTTATCTTTTATGTCTTCCCAATTACAATCTGTAAGATGATCAGCTATTATTCCTCTAGCTATATCATGTAGATTGTCTGATGCTTGATTTGTATCTATTAGATATTTCTTAAAATCTACAATATCAAATTTGATAATAGGTTCTACAGATGCTTGTTTACCATCCAGAGTTGTAATATCTACAGCAGCTACATGAAATGTATCTACTGTTTTGATCACTGAATGTACCTCATCTATAAATGGCATTTTAAAATTAACACCTTCCTTAAGTTCACCTTGATAACTACCAAGTCTAAGAAGCACACCTCCCTCATAACATCTAAGTATGACTATAGGAGAGAGGTGATCTACCCATTTTTCAATCACCCATTCAAGGGTGCTTATTATAATATTACTGTCAGGAAGCATAATTATTTAGATTTATTTCTACCTCTAGCATTAATCTTTGCTATCTCTATATCATCTTTATGATTCTTTCTTTCATTATCTAGTTTCTCTCTTTCCACTTTTATCTTCTCCATCGCTATATTACTCTTAGTTTGAATATCCATAGTCTTGAGTCTATAATCATTGGCAGCTTTAGTTTGCTCATGCATCAGTCTACTATTCTCTAAAATATCTGGGATTGAATCTTGATTGACATCCAAAGGTACCTTTTCAATACTCTCAGCTTTGATGGTAGCAATTTGCTCTTTACTGATTCTATCCAATTGATTTTGGTAGTCATCATGAGCCATTTGCTCTTCATGCTGTCTTTGAGCTTGTTGAATTTGAGCATCAGTGTTATATCTCTGTTGATCAATCTCTTGTTGTTTCTGTTGCATTTGTTGTTGCTGAATGGTATCTTGTTTATCTTTAAGATCTTTAAACACCTTCTTCATCTGACGTACAGAATTTGTAGAATACAATTCAATAATATCATATAAAGATCCACCACTCTGAATAACAGTTTGAGACAGTTGTCTAATCTCATTAAACATTTTTTGATCTTCAGGTCTATTAGTTAAGAATACTTTTAAGTCTCTAAACTTAAGATCTGTACCATTCACTGATATGAAAGCTGATTCACCAGAGTTAGTTACATAAGAAATAGTTGACTCAGGTTTCTTACTCTCTACATACATAGCAGCATCTATAATTGCTTGATAGAGCTGACCTAATATATATTCGTGTGCAACAAATAAAGGTTCTGTCTGTGAATACGATTGACTGATAGCTGTATTTGTACCTGTAGCAGTTTCACTAGCTGATACTGAACCAAGTCTTTGTTTAGACATACCAACTAATTCCCAACACTCATTCTTAAGCTGTACAGCTAATTGATATCTAGATTGAATCTCTTGTGTACGTGTAAGATCAATATCTCTAAATTGATTGAATGAACTAGGACTCTTTAAGTTCTCTGGAGAGTCATCAATAAACATCACTCCTCTATTACGTGCTTCCATTTCCCATACATCAAGAGCATCTTGTGCATCTCCATCTTTAGGAATTGGTATGTGTCTAATAGATGTCAAATAAACTTTACCCACTTCTTTCTCAAGAAGTTTATAAAGCTGATTCATACATACATTATATAACACTTGGAAAGGCTTCATAAGATCTACTAAGCTCTTAGCTTCTGTATTCTTCACCTCATGAATCACTCCTATAATAGGACAATAGTCTAATAATTTATACGGTTTGATGTTATAGATGTCTGGTCCAATTTTAACTCCTTGATACCATTGATTAATCCATCCCCATTCTAAAGATTGCTCTGTAGGAATAGTTTTGGATTTATAACTTTCATCTACTAATAGAGATTGCTCATTACCCATTTCATCTAAATAGATAAGTTTTCCTATCTTCTTTTTAGAAATCCAATAGGCTCTTACAACAACATATTTATATCCAAAGGAACTAACGTTAGAAGTTAGTCCTAAGAAATCTCTAAGTCCATCGTTGTTCTCTTTCATTTCAGATTCAATGATCATTCTTGTTTGTAGAACAAGAGGATCATATGTATCATATGTAACAGAGTCTATACCTGGAGTGGCATTAGGATTACCAAGATTAGATTCACGTACATTAATCAATCCATAATCTTGAAGAGAGCTACGTAAGTGATCTATTTCATCTTTAGTTATATCAGGAAATGTTTCAATAATCTCAGATAGTTCCATCACTTGTACTATACCAGCAGCATAAGCTCCTTGTGCACGACCTGTAGGATCTGAAATATATTTTCTATCTGGGGTTGTTAAGAACCAAACGTTCTTAGGATTGGCCACCTCAATATTAAATCCAAGTTTTGAATTATCTTCATATATATGAAAGAACTCTCTAGAAGAAATTAACAAATCACGAAAAGCATCTTCTGACTTTTCTTTCATTACAAACTCGGCTTTCTGAGATGTAAGAATATGATTGGCCCATTTCTCAGCAACTGATGTATAAGAATCAATTTGATCTTTTACACTCTCAAGAGTTTGTTGTTGAACCTGTGGATCGTTCTCATCTAACTCTTGTCCTTTTAATAAGGCTTCTATTTGCATTTTCTTCTTTGCTTCAGAGATCACATACTCTTGTAAGATTTGTGTCTTGAATTCAAGTTCTTCAGCCTGACTATCATCATCAAAAGCTTTCACTCTAAATGAATCTGGTCTTTTAGATATCTCACCAACTAGTTCATTTAAAGGAGTGGTGACAATAGAATACATTTTTACGTAAGCTGGTAATTGAAGATCTGCTGTAAGTACATCTGTAAAACTTCTTACCTGAGGTTCTTGATAGAAATCTTCCATTCTAAGGATACCTTTAACAAGATCATAGTTCTTAACAAATGTATCTCTATTCTTTACATATTCAGCATAAGCTCTATTTGCAAAATAGTCCATTGTATTCTTCACCCAACTTTCATCTTGTTTTTCCTTATCAGTTTTAAACTGATCAGGGAATATATTTAAGTAGGCATACCTAATCGTTGCGTCTTTTGTATATCTTATAATTGCCATTATGTAAACAATTTATTTTTGTATTTTCTAGTTTTAAACATTCCTCTTGATTCTGTAAATAACATATTAGCAGGTTTCTTATTAAACATAGCTAACACTCTTTGATCAGAAGATCCTCCTATCTTTCCCATAATTGGGTCCATCTTAAGTGCTTGAGCAATAGCTAGTTCTGCAGCAATGATTCGGTCAAAGTTACCCTGATCATTATATTGTATAATTTCTTCTAATAATACAGGATCAAATATCTTACTAACACCATGCACTTCTCTTATCACTTCTCCTTCATCATTTTTTTCTCTATGTAAAACACTCTCTAGGTATTTCTTCAAACAGGTATGTAAGAATTCTATTATCTTATCACTAGAACGATGTATACCAAAGTCTCTTTTTACAGTGGTGTTTGGTACAATCTCCTTAAGCCAATCTGGTTGTTTCTCTAAATAATGAGCATCTCCTTTAGCTTTCATATATTCTATAAAAGATATATCATCATTCTCACAGAGAGTTCTAGCATTGTAATATTTAATTAATAACCTAGCTTGTTCTTCCCATGTATCTTTCTTATCTGGTCTAGCTACGTAAGACGCTACAAACATATCTTGGTATTTCTCACCTGATATTTCATGCATTCTCTTATATATGTATACAGCTCCTAAAGAACTTGAATAAGCTGATTTACCTTGTCTATAAGGATCGACTCCTGCTGTATATAATCCATAAGGAGGATTTTCTACAGGAAATTCATATATAATAACTGGAGCATCTTTGAGATCACTATTCTTTAAGGGGAAGTTTGTTATGGGAGTTTTATCTGTAAACTCATGTTTGATTCCTGTATCATCTGTATATAACACTACAGGAACTCCTGTTTTTTCTTGTTGTAAAAGTCTGAACTTTTGTCTCTTGGCTCCTTCAATATCAAATATATTTGTATCCTCATTTAAGAATATATCATCTACATTCTGAGGATAGTACATCTTCTCTTTTAAATAAGCAATTCTGTCTCCAGCTTTTTTAAGTCTATCTAGATTTGCATTGGTTATCTCATCAGCTTTTTCTTGATTAGACACCAACATTCCAACAGAATGTAGCCCATTATCTTTGGGAAGTTCCAAATAAGCACCCAAAGAACTTTCTTCTTTAGCTTCCATTCTGTATTTATGCCCAATGAAAAGCCCATGTATTCTGTTATCTTCTTTATTGTTGTATGTAAGGAAATTAAAATTATCTACATCAAACATCAGGGATTTTGCATCCATGAATTTCTTCATATCACCCCCAGTACCTGTAAGAATTGGACTACATCCCCAACCATAGGGTGTTGTGAAACCAGGTATAGCCGCTTGCAAACCTCTGAGGAAGTTCCCCTTACCAATCTCGTCAATGATAAGTTTTCTAGGTTTGGTACCTGCAATTGCTTCTTCATTGTTACCTTCATCTAAGTTACGTATTAATATAGAGGAGAATGGAATACGTTCTCCTGATTTAGTTTTAATTCCTAATGTCACTTGATTCTTCCAATTGTCTTCAATCCTCTGCCATCTCCAATATTCAGGAATAAAATTTAATCCTTTATCAATCTTATCTGTAATTAATTTTATATCTGGAGCATTCAGGCCAGCAATAATATTCTGACTATTCTCATCAAATGTAGCTCCCCAGGCAATATAACTTGCCTCAATAACTGATTTAGCAAAACGTCTAATTCCTAATATTACAAGTCCTCTTCTTTCTGTCTGAGCTCTATCTATCTCATTTGTAACAATCCATTCATTATCTCTAAGAAAAGGATTGGCATACTTTTGAGAGATTCTACCCCTATCATCAATTACATCCACTTCTGTATGCCATATATTTAGGTGCCAATATAAAAAGGGGTTAATATAAACCCCATCCATCATAGCACCATTTAGGCAAAGCTCTTTATGAAAATCAAAGAAAGGCTTATACTCAGAAGAATCTTTATCTGGAAGTCTTTTTTGATTTATGAACCAATCTTTATAATCTATATTTTGTAAATCATTCATTACTTTCTATTTGCCAAGAACTCAGCAGCAGCTCCAGATAGTTCACCCTTTCCTCTCACTTCCACCTTTGCTTCTTCCATACTTCTAAGCTTATCTACCACCTCAACAAGAGCTAAATAATTCTTCATAGTCTCTTGAACAAACTTACCCTGTGCTTCAATAGAAGCAATCACCATAGGTAACATACCTCCTTTAGATGTGGGTTTCCATTCAATTCTATCTTTCAATTCATGAAGGGGATTAGCATCTACATAAGCCTTCCAGCTTTTGAGTTGTGTTTCAGCCCATTCAAGTTCTGTATTAATATATGTAGTTTTTTTAATAGTCGCCATTATCTTCTTCCTCTTTTAATATATTATCAAGATCCATTCCTTCTTTTAATATCTTATCTATCTCAGAATCGTCTGGATGAGGAATATCTAGATCTAGTTGACTTTTGTATTTAGTTAGGGCAAATGCTAGTTCTTTATCTGTCATTCCCCATACATCTCCATACTCATCAAGAACTGTAGAGATGTGTCTTCCCATGTTATAGGAAGGAAAGCTCTTGTGTAATTCCTGAAGAATTAAGAGTGACTCGTTATAATAATTCTTCTTATTAGTCATGTTAGCCAGTTATAATACCAGCTTCCGCAGCTGATAATTTTACTAAATAAGGAGTTATAATATCCTTTATAAGTTTACTAATATGGTCATTAGCAAGCTTTTTTACATCTTCTGAAATTCCTGGTGTGGCACATAATGCTCCAAGTCTTTCAATAACAATCCACGCTTCTGGGTTCATAATAATTGGTTTAAATCTTCGTCAGTTAGTTTTGTTGATATTTCTATTGGTTCTGTATTTTCTTTAAAATGTTCTACACCATCTTTAGTCATATAGTCTGAGTTAAAGGAAATGCTCATCTTATCTTGTCTATCCCCCTTCTCTCCTATAAGATCTATATAATCCACTCCCTTATTATAGAGGTCTATTAACACTTCTATTAATTGATCTAAAGGAATCTTTTTTATAATGGTGTTATTATCCATTTTGCATAGCAGTTTTAAGTTCATCCTCTTTATCCTGTTCTATTAAAGCTAACCATTTACCTTTAGGACATTCGCAAGAGAGGCATTTTGTTTTAGCAGAAAGGGTGCATCCACAATCTGTACAATGATCATCTAGTCTAAATGTTTTATGATGTTTAGAATGAAATTCACATTCCTCACATATGCTTGTTCTTTCTTTACTAACAGAACTAATTAGAGGTCTTAGCTCTTTAGAAGGAAGAAGATTATTCTTCCAGCCTTCATATATCTGTGAAAAATCAATCTTCATATTTAGTTCTAGCTTTAAGTTGGTTTATAGAAGCTATTGTTTTATCAAGGGTAATTTGTGCACTTTTCTTTCTTTGTTCTGTTGTCTCTGGATTGACAATGATTTTTTCCATAGCTCCTATTTTAGCATTTAAGGCAGCAATCTTTTTAATAGCCTTCTTATTATTAAAATAGAATTTACCAAATCCAGAAATCTCCACACTATCATTAACATTCATTGCCTGATTAGCAGATGAGAACTGATGATCTATCACCTTCTCAATTGTCTTTTCTGACACCATCATCTTCACTGCCAAAGTTCTAATGAGAAAGTCTCTGACAGACATACTCATTGGTTTATCCATGTCCCATAGTTATTTGTAACACTACATCATTCTCAAAATTAAGAAGAATCATAGGGTTCACCTTTATCTTAGATCCATCTTTAATAAGAATCTTCATCTTCTTAAGCCTGGAAATAATGTTATTAATAGTTGGTGTAGAGCTATTATACTTTGTACAAAACTCTTCCCTTATATTAGCATAGGAAATGTTTCCTTTTATAGCAGCAAAAGCTATCAGCTGTATTTCTCTCTGCGTAAGCTTTAGATTATTAAAGGATGACAGAATGGTGTAATACATCTCTGCAGAAGAGAATGGATCTTCCATGTTTCTCTTTAGCTTTTGAACTACTATTTTCTTATTGGTTTCCATAATTAGTTAAAACAAAGATAGGGGTTATATATCAACTTACAAATAACTAATTTAAATGATTAGAAATTAAATGCTATATTATGC